ACCGTGTCTACGCCCTCCACGGGCGGCATCTCCAGCAAGAACAACGTCTAGCTGTGAGCCATTTCTAAATCTAATCGTTACATAGTCTTTACCAAAGTTGCCAGGATACTCTTTGAGTTCATGGCCAACCACTTCTTTTTTAAGTAGTGGCCAATGGTTATATATTTCTTCAATCTTTTCTTTTGTAATCTGCGCGGCCTGTTGTTTGGTGTTCGCGCAAATGAACGTTTTACGTCCGGGAATGAATATGCATTGTAAGAAAAGACCAAGTATTGTAATAAAGGACTTTGAAAACGCACGAGGCGCAGTCATATATATATCTTTAAAGCGCATAATTGCACGCAAGACAAGTCGCTGATAAAAGAAAAGTCCAAATTCTGAGTCTGCGGGTCGAATAATGTCAAGATAATAATCTGGATAAGCAGAAAAAAGTTGAACCCAATTAGTGAGCATATCATAGTAACGTTCAAGCCACTCGTTAGTAATTGTGGCTCCTTTCTCAAGTTCTATGCCCTCGCGCTCTGCACGTTCAATTAATTCCGTTTCTAATAACTGCTTACGGTTATTTAAAATAACCTTCTTTCGTTTTTCCTGCATTACAACCCCTCCCCATCGAGGTCGGCCGCAAACTCATCGTCTTTCATTAATTGGTTAAAACCTTCATTTTCATAATCATCGTAGTCAAGTTTGGGGTCAAGGTCATAATAATTTTCAAGCTCGGCCGCAGTTTTAAGTGATTGTATACGTTGAGTTATTTCATCGCCAATACCAGATTCATTTGTATATAAACGTTGATTCCAACTTTGAATGTTTTTAATTGTTTCATCTACAACGTCGCGCGTCTCTCCATCATAGAACTGATTTTCAAATCCTTTCTTTTCAAGCCAACGCACCAATTCGCCCATTGATTCAAAGTCACTTGCATTTTTAACGTTCTTCGGAGTAAACTCACCCGTCTTAACTAATTTATCATAAGATGCAAGCAATTTATCAATATCTTTGCCTTCGCGCAAACAACAGTCAATCTCATAAGAGACCTTACAAATTTTAAGTGCTTGGTCAATCTGTAATGCCCCATTGATATTCTGAGTCAAAGTCATTCCATCGTAGAGGTTTTCCAAATAATGTAAGGCTTCATCATCATAATTCATGCCCCACTTTTGTTGCAACTTAATTCGTTCTTGCTCGGCTAATAAAGGAACTGCTTCAGCTAAAGCATTAGTTTGCTGTAAATCTTTATATGCTTCTTCGTAGCTTCCCCAATCAATACCATCATATTCTTCAGTAAAGAAAATTGTATTGTAAGCCCGCAATAAATCCGCACCCTTAGTGGTAGCAAGTAATTCCTCATACTTGTCTGGAATAAAAGGTATATCTAAGTACTGACATAGCCTATCCATTGCGTTCCAACTATAATTATTGCTTTCAAGTTCGCGCGCTAAACAATCAGTACATATATTGATATAACCCGATGGAAATAAATAAGATTTTGTTTTAAGAAAAGAAAGAGAATCAAGTGCCCGACCGCAAGACTCACAATTTTTAAAAGTGAAATCAAAGGTTATATTCGGTTTTAATGCCATTTTTATTTCCTCCCTTTGATGGCGGCGCGCACAAGTGTATATAAATTTCTCTTTCTAATCCTATTCATTCCATCTATTTTATCTATGAGTTCCTCCCAAATGTCTTGAAAGTCACGGGGATTGCCATCTTCATGGGACGGCCGCACATCTACAATAGTACATATACCCAAGAACTCCACAGGCTCTAATTTTATAAGCCCCTTTACTATCTTCTCAGTTAAATTCTCTCTCATCTTATTTACCTCCCCTCTCTTTCTTTTCTTCCCTAATTCTCTTCTCACATCTCTTACATTTATTCTGAAATCCATCTTTACTTCTTGCTTTTCTAACCCAATTATTCTCATGAAGAAGTAAAATTCGACCGCAACAAGTACATTTCTTAAAATTCTCAGGCCAAAAATAATTGCTTACGGTTTCTAAATGAAAAGCCGCAGCCTCATTAATCTTTGGTATAATTTTTTGTCTAAAAATTGTACTTATATAGTTAGCCGTATATGACTTTCCATATTTTTTATTAATATAGTCTGCAATTGAAGAATTCTGCTCATGTTTAATTTTCTTTTCTAAAATTTCTTTTTGAATGTCAGTAAGGTCGGCCGCATCTATGTAAAATTTGAGTGTTTCCACAAGTGTATCTAGATTCGATTCAACGATGTGAGCCTCTTTAACTTCTTCAATTCTATTGTTAATGTCTTCCAAGAAAAGGAAAAGTTGGTAAACGGGCTCGAGTTCACGGAAATCGAAGCTTCGGGTTGGCTTTGAGTTTCGTTTCTCTTGAAGAAAGTTACTCAATTGATTTAGTTGTTGGTCGTTGAGGTGTGCAGGGTCGTAATTTTGCTTAAAAATTATATCTTTAAGTGGACCTTCGGCAAGTCCCAGTGGATAAACTGGAATATCAACGTCAAAAACAATTGTATTTAAGAAAAGCGGTTGGGGTAAGTGTCCCATTGAACTTATCGGCGCCGCATAGGAATCTTTTAGGGTAAATTGCTGGCGACGTAGGTCGATTAACTCGTGTCTTTTCTTAAGATAGGTAAATTGAGTTAAGTTTTGCGCGGCCGCAAGTAAGTTATTTCTTTCGTCTACCGTAAATTTGTCTAGAAGTTCTTGCCTTGGGGCGAGAGTTCTCTTCCCATTTAATAACTCATAATAAGTTATGAGAAGGTCTGTCGAGTCAATCTGATTCCAAAGTTCCTCGAAGGTTTTACGAAGGTCTTCAGGACAATTTTTAAGTGCGGCACTGCGTGAAAAAGTCGCTTTCGGTTTACGTAAAGGGGTGGCCTCACCAATTGTATGAATTTGTAGGTCGTTGAAGTTTGGATTTTCAAGAAGCGAGTCAAGCGATTCGAATTCGTCGTCTTTAGTCCAACGAGTTTTCAAACCAGTACCTTTTCCAATTGCTTCGCCAGATTCGTCCTTCCCCCATAAGAGATAGTCCGCAAGGGTTGCGAGTTCGGTTTGAGTTAGGTTGTCAAATTGGACAAGATAGGTTTCGAGGAATTGCTTGCGCTCTTCGGCGGTTTCCAAACTAAAGTCTAGTTTAAGTCTATTCTTCATTTTATAAGTATATCTATAAGCCGACGTATAGGTCGGAC